AAAAGAAGTAATTCGTAATTTTGACCCACCTCTCTTTGATGAGATTATCGGCCCTGGTGATTACGAAGAAGGTCGATGGAAGGATCGATCACATGACACGCATCTACATTTAGGTGGTTTGCTACGGGAAATTACACAAGATGATATTGATGCTATTAACTCTGTTAATTAAAAATGAACGAACTAGAATCTAATGTTCCTTCTCCTTACGAGGAAGAAGACGAACAACAAAATTTTGATGAAAGGATGAGGCAGGCTTTTCAAGATTCTCAGGATGCTGACGCAAAAGCTTATGGTAGCGGATCACCAGGCTATTTCGAACGCATCAATTCTCAACCTCGTCTAGCTAAAGAGAGAGAAGAAGAATTCAATAAGATTACTCAACCTACAAATGCTAAGGCGGATGAAGGTGAAGGTCAGATGGAAAGAGAACCAAAAAAACAGATTGACATTAAAGATCCGAAAAAATTTGGTTTTAAAGAAAATACTGAAGATCTTGTTAATGCTAGTGTTGCTGGACTTCAAGACGCTTGGAATAATACAGTAACTCTGGGTAAATTCTTCGATCCTAATTTCTATAAGGGTCAAGAAGCTGGTGAGTATGAATATGAGGGACCTGGATCTGGTTTACAAATTGAGCAATCTAATCTACCTAAAACTGTATGGGGTAAGTTTCTCCGTAATGCAATTGATGTCGGAGTAGGTTTTGTAGGGTTCGGTAAGTTTGGAACAGCTATTAAAGGCGCTACAACACTTGTTAAAGGCGCCAAGGTAGCAAATACAGTTCAGAAGGGGACAAGGGTCTCTAGGGCCCTTACAGGCCTTAAGACAGGTGCTGCTACTACCTTGTGGGACCTTGATTCTGATAGTAGTAACTTCTCACAGTATGCGGCTGAATGGCAGCCTCAATTGTTTGCATGGAATCCCATCAAAACTAATGATGAGATGTCACCATTTCAAAGATCAACTCTCAACATGGTTGAGGGTTTAGGTCTTGATGCAGCCTTTGGTCTTGTGTTTACAGGTAAAGGTAATACCAGTCGCGTTATATCTAATAAATTAGGTGATGAAGATACAGCTATTGCTAAAAAAGCAGCTGAACTAACTCCACAAGCACCACCTAGTATGGTAGAAAAGAATAAAGAACTATCTAAATTAGAGTATAAAAAACTTTCCAAGGAACTAAACAAAGAAGCAAGGAAGAAATTTAAAAATTTTAATAAGTATCCTCCTGAACAACAGAATGAAATCCTTCAGCAATTAGCTTATAAACGTAATGTGATGTGGGGTGATGAACGTAACATCGGTCTCAAGAACAAAGAACGTGGTGAAGTTCAAACTGAAGTCGGTGTAGATCAATTAGAGGCTGATCTGAAAATAGGTCAACCTAGAGAGAACCCTGCTTATACTCCTGATTCAAGTCCTGTAGAGAATCAATTTAGTTCTAAAGGTGTTGCTAAAGATCCTAATACAGCAGTTAGGGAACAAGTGTTTATGAATAGTGATTGGGAATCATCTAGTTTCTCTTCTAATTCTGGTGTTGTTACTGATGCTCACGTAAGGCGTTTATCTGAGGCTTCTAACGGTGAATTATCCGTAAAAGAAGCTAAAGAAAGGGCAGAAGCTTTGGTTACGGAAGGATCTTTGTTTTCTGAAATATTTGAGGGTCCTACTCGTCAGCAGACAGCCGATACCTTCATGGATATCAACGAACGGCTGATGATGTTCCTTAGTGAGACAGGTAACTCTAGATCTATTGATCTATCACCTGATGAACAATTTAGGTTTCTTAAATCGCTTGGTGGTGAGACACCTGATTCAATCGAAGGTGTCACAACTATGAACATGGCTCAAATTGCAGCTGTAGATATTTTGCAATCACAACTACTTCAAAGTATGCGTGATATTAGTAGGGCTAGCCTTTCAATTTCTGATCAAATTAATACCACCGCTCCTGGTGGTCTCTTCGATCGATTGATGGATAACTATAAAGCATTGGCAATGGAAAGAGGTACTACTAGTGCTGCTAGTTCTTATGCTCTCAGAAGGTTTCAAGCTTCAACAGAGACTGCAGTAGAGGAGACTTTGAAGCAAAAAATTGCTAAAAAAAGAGCAGTAGTCGAACAAGAAGTACAAACTGTGACAAAAATACTAAAAGAAAACCCTGAAATGTTGGAAGCTTTCCAATATTTTGTGGCTGCTTCTGATGGTAGTGCAGCAACTTTCCGTGATATGGAAGCTTTCTTCCGACGTAATGCTTTTGGTTTTTCTGACAAAAAAAAATATAACCAAAATATGCTTCTGAAAGAGATGTCTACTATGGGCATTAATTCAATGCTTAGTGGACCTAGAACAATTACTAGTGTTGGGTTTAGTACTGCTATTTCTATGTTTACTAAACCTATTGCTACTATTGTTGGTTCTGGTATTACAGGAGATTATAAAACTTTAAGAGCCGAAGGTTCCGCTCTCGGTGGAATGCTCAGAGGTATTCCTGAAGCCATGAAAAAAGCAAGAGCTGATTTCAGTACTTACCTTACAGATGGTGTAACCCTTAAAGGAGAAGTTATATCTACTCCTCAACAAAAGAAATTCCAGGCTACATACGACTATTTTATGCAGAATGGGACTAAGGGCGAAAAACTGTATATGGGTTTTGTTAATTGGCTGAATAATGTTAATGGGTGGTCTATTACTAATTATGGTCCACGATTAATGGCAGCTACTGATAGCTTTGCTGGTACTATTATTGCTAGAGGACGTGCTGCTCAGAATGCTTTCTTAACGGTTGAAGACCAAATTATTGCTGCTAAAAATAATTTACCAGATTCTTTTGATCGTAAACAGCTTATCAAAGAAGCTGAAAATAAATTCCGTCGGGATATTTGGACTAAAGATGGAAAATTAAGCGATCCTATGGCCCAAGTTGATTGGGATGAAGCTGGAATGAAAGCTGATTTATCTCTCAGAATGGCTCAATTCGACAGTTTTATGAAAAAGGTGCCGATTCTACGGCCTTTTATGGGTCTATTCATTAAAACACAAGCCAATGCATTTAAATTAGGTATTAAAAATATACCCCTTATTAATGGTCTTAGACGGGAAGTTCGAGATATCTACACCAAACCTTGGAATGATGAGGTTATGAAAACATACGGCATTTTTGATCCGCAAGATTTAGCAAGACGCCAGGCTGAAATGAATGGGCGTAATGCTATTGCTACTGGTGTAATTATGACTGCTGCTGGTCTTTACTTTGACGGCAGATTGACAGGTACTGGTCCTAGAGATTTTGCAGAACGTAAGTTTCAGAGAGAACAAAAAGTCCAATTTAGCTCTATTAAATTTGGAGAAGGTAAGGATGCTTATTATGTATCTTTCAATGTTTTAGAACCTTATAATACTATCCTTAACATGGTTGCTGATATTGGCGACAATATAGATGTTATTGGCGAGGACAATGCAGGGGAATATTTACAGGCTTTAGTTGCGGTTGTTTCTGGTAATTTGGGTGCTAAATCTTTTGCTGGCGGTATTCAACAGCTAACTGATTTGGCTGGAAGTAATTTTGCTTCTTCTGAGGCTATTGCTGCTAATCTTTTAAATAATCAAGTTCCGCTTTCTAGTCTTCGTAAATCAATTGGAGATTCATTTGTACTTCAAATGAAGGAGTTAAATGATAGCTTCTGGGATACTGTTAAAAAACGGAATCCATATCTTGCAATAGGCGATTTTAATAAAGTTGACCTCATAAATGGTAAAAGTTTTTATAAATTTCAAGATCCTCTTAGCTGGTCTGCTAATACTCTTAGCCGTATAAACATTGGTCCTGTACCTTCGGCAGGTAAAATGTTAATGATTAGAGGTAATTTTGCTTTGGCAGATAGCTTTAATAGTTTTGGCAATATAGATCTATCTCGTGATAACGAACTTCGATCAGCTTGGCATAACAAAATTGCTGAACAAAATATTGACCAAAAAATTATCGACGCAGTTAATAATAATCCTAAAATTCTAGAATCTATTGTTCAGATGGAAGCTGATCCTTCTTTGTTTGATAGTCCCATGAAATTTGGTCATAATAGAGAATTTAAACGGATTGTGGAAAAAGCTAAAGAAAATGCTTGGAATACTTTGTTGTCAGAAAGTGATAGGGCTAAACAGTATCAAAGGCTTGATGACCTTAAAAAACTAAAAGATAAAACATACAATAATCCTGAGCTTACCGAATCAATGAATAAACGCATTGAACCCTTAGAAAAATTACTGAGAAATTAACCAATGGCTTGCGACCCAGTTGTACAATTTAATGACTATGTAGGCGATGGGACTACAGTAAATTTTAATTTTACTTTCCCTTATATTTTTAAAACTGAAGTAGAAGTACGTACAGGAACGGCTCCTAATTGGACCTATCCTGTTTACGGTACTGACTATACAATTGAAGATGCTAATCCAACTGTTCTAGTATTTACCGTTGCTCCAGCTAATGGTTCTGAATTTAGAATTTTTAGATGTACAGATACTAGTAACCTGGCTGCAACTTTTCAGTCAGGATCAGCTATTAGAGCTGCTGATTTGAATGATAATTTTGAGCAAACTCTATTTGCTATTCAAGATCAAGCAGTTCGAGCTGATTATGCTGTTGATCAAGCTGATGATAGTACGGAAATTGCAATTGAAGCAAGAGCAATTGCTCAAGATGCAGAAGATAAAGCTGATGATGCAGTCGCCACTGCTGATTCAGCTGTTGTTACCGCGAACACAGCGGCTGCTAGTGCTGCTAGTGCTGTAACTACTGCTAATTCAGCTCTTGTTACGGCACAAGCTGCCGAAACCACAGCGGATGGAGCCGAGTTACTTGCTCAAGCTGCTATTGATGCAGTTAGTGATGCACTACCCTTTTCGATTGTCGCTAATGTAGCTGCTATCCCCTCTACAAACCTTGTAGACGGTCAAGGAGCACAGGTAGTTGATTCTACAGGCATTGAAAGTTTCACACCTCTTTCAGGATGTCCTAGTGGTTTTGTAGGTTCACCTGCACTTTATGTCCAAATTCGTTGGGATGAAACCGCTAATACTTGGAATTATATTACTTATGGCGCAAATGATCCTGACGAACGCTATGGTACATGGATTAGAGATACAACTACAACACCATCACAATTAGCTCCTACTGTTAGCAATACAGATGTAATAGTTGGTGATACTACTCAACCTAAAATTAAATTAGGAGCTAATGGAGACATCACTGTTGGAAATAGTATAGAAATAAAATCTGATGGTATGCACTACAGCAATAGTGCTACCTCTTCTCAAAAGTTATGGCAGGGGAACTTAAACAGTACC